TCATACCGATATGTGAGAGACCTATTACGCCACCCACAGTCGCTATTAGTATATTCTTACCTTTCATGGTCTTAGAATGGTAGTGCTGGTCCTGTTAGATCAGGCATGATGTCTTTGCTCATGCTTGGAAGTGAATCGGTTACTGAACCGAGTGCTGCTTCTGTGATTTTAGACTTAACATCTTCAATGATAGCATCCTTACGGATGAATACATATCCACCCAGTCCTACGACTGAAAGTGCCACTACACCACTAGCGATAGCGATCGCATTAATAATCTTTTGCATGATTTTACTTTGAATCTGGGACAATTTTGACAGGACCTTGCTCTATCCTAATGGTCTGAGCAGGAGCAGTCTCTGATGCCTTAGCAATAAGAAACTCCATATCTTTTTTAGATATGTTTGCACTTCCATCAGCACCATTCTTCTTCTTACCTCCTGCGGAGACACCGAAGGTAGCTACGACTCCTGTGAAGACCGAAGCTATGAAAGTTGGATCCATATCCTGTTTAGGAATTTTCAATGCAGGAGGCAAATCAACATACGCTAATGTTAATATCCCACCCGACCAGACCAAAATTCCAAGTCGCACGAAAGTTGAGAGAATAGCAAGTTGCTCCTCTTTATCCTCTGCATGTTCTTTAATCTTTCCGAGAATACCTTTTGGTTTCTCTTCTTTCTTTGGTTCTGCCATAGTTGCATACTGTATGCACCTCTATTTAGACAATCTCTCGTTTCCAATAAACATATCTTGTATACCCTTCTTACTAAACATTTCTTTTGCTTCCCATGTCTTAGATGCTATGGGTTTACCACCCATATTGAGTGATGTATTGAGTAAAACAGAGTCACCTGTCAGTTCTTTGTACTTACGAAGCAACTTAGCGAAACAATCATCACCCTCTACTGTTTGTATGCGACTGCTGCCATCTACATGTGTCACAGACAACAATTCTTCGTCGTGGACGTACGCACATGTGTTCATATATGGACTCTTACCCTTAAATCCGAAGTATTTTTGCGTGTCTTCCAGTAGTACCGCAGCACCGAAGGGTCGGAAGTGTTCTCTATGCTTGACCTCTTTGTTCAAAAGGTTCTTAGCGTTCGGTAATCTGGGGTTTACGAGGATAGAACGGTGTCCTAGTGCTCTTGGACCTATCTCACCATGACCTTGGTACCAACCAACAATCTTACCCTGTGCAAGTGACTCTGCTGCCTCTGTAATGGTCTTATCAGTGGGTTCTTCGGGTGCTTCATCGTCTTGCCAGAAGGGGAACCCAGTAGTATCGAAGGGTTCTTCATGGAACTTCTGTCTTAAAAATTCTACTGCTCCTAATGACAGTCCACAATCGTTAGCATGAGGTGGAATTCGTACATCTATACCTGATTCATGCAGTTTTCCATTGAATACAGAGTTTTGTGCTACACCACCAGTATATGTTATAGGTCCGTCACCAGTGCGACTCATGTACTCCACCAGTTTATCACCAGTTATCTCATGTACAGTGCGTAACCAGTTAATATCGAACTCATTATCCCATTTTCTGATCCATGAGTCATAGTTCCAGATTTGTTTGATCTGTTCAATACCATACTGATCCATCAGGTTATAGTATGTTGGTTCATTCATGCCATATGACTGCAATCCCATCACTTTTCCTGCTAAATCTAGTCCCCACTCGTCTGCTGTGAACCCACAAGTCTTACCTACATATGCCATCTCGACACCGATAGAACCAGTCTTCTTGACACTGTGTGAATCCTTTAATTTACTGTTCAAATACAGTGAATGTGACCTTTCGTTGTTACCAAACCCATCAAACACATAGTTGACATTAGGTATGTCACCAAGCATCCATGTACTCAGTACATGTGCCCAGTGATGGTCGACTGCAAACGTTTTACATGGCAGTCCTAGGTCTAAATCTCTATAATTTTCTCCCTTTCCAAAGACTATGTTGTCTGTGATCAGTGCAATGGCATCTATCTCAGAGAGATGCACACCCCAACGGTCTAGCACATCTGACCACTGCCAAATGTTATCGTATCCATGATGTTTAATGCCGAAAAGACGCTCAGTTGCACAATACTTTACTGTTTTACCATCAGTATATGTAATGTTGGAATCATGATCATCAATTCTTAATCCTAAGAATTTCAATGTCTATCGTATTCAGTTGATTTGTGTTTTTTGTACACCTTTTTTAGTGCTTTTCGCTCTATTTTGAGGTGTTTGTATGCTTCTTCTGCATCTAACTTCTTTCCCATAACCATAGCATGAAGTGCTTCTACTCTCTTAGCGTAGAGATAGAATGCTGATTCAAGATTGGTTGAGTTGGAGTACATTAGTAAGAAGATTCAAGTATGTCGCTAGTTGTACAGTGACTATCGTCACACTTTTGATAGTTTAATTCATCGTTGTAGGTAGATAGGATCTTAGTCCATATCTCTTGGAAATCTTCCTCATCCAAATTCTTGAAAATTGGTTTGTCTTTCCAATAAATGTGGTATGTGTGCATGTCCTTACAAGTTAACGAGTAATTATAACATAGGTTTCATTATATAGTCAACCTACTCACCTAGGGTGTGTACGACTGGTTTCTCATGCATCAATACCTTGTACAATTTAGGTACAGAAGCACAAGATACAGGTATAAATTCAGATTCACTATTGAATCCTTCATACCTTTCTGACTGGTTGATTACAATAGACCCCGACTCACCTGACTGTGACCTATGATAGGTCAATCTAGGTATCATTAGAGCACCACTAGCACGATTGAGGTGTACTATATGGTATGGATATTTCCAGTCAAAGTTTACTAACTCAAACTGTCTCTCACCTTGTACAACTCTGTTGTAATCGTCCTGACATTTGTGGATATAGAACTGTTTTGCACCTACCCTATCATTAGGTGGTGACGTAGCAGCACCATCATGAATCACTAGGTCAGATGCATTGGATTCTTCTACTGAAATGTCATAAAATATAACATCTTGTGTCTCTCTGAACACTCGATGCTTTTTAAAGTGGACTTCACTCATTGTAATTTATTTCAATGTCGTCAAGTCCCTTCACCTCTGAGGGTGTGGACTTGATCGTTGACTTTATCTTAGCATCTTCTTCCCATTTTTGCAATAATTCTGCTGCCTGTGCGTCAACACTTGTCATTTCCATGTCAACCTTACCTTCTATCCACTTCTCCTTTAACCAAGCGATAACCCCTAACGCTAAAAAAGAGATAGGGAAGCGTTGCTTCTTCGCCCATCTCTCATACTTGACATACCATGGTTCTTTCCCTGGTCCAAATGACTTCTCGAACTTTATCTCCATTTTGTGTAGTAAGGTTTCTGACTTGATAACTTAGCAGTCTCTATTTCATCACTCTCATCAGGGTTTGTGTGGTGTGTAACCTCCCTCAGTGTCTTCAAATAGTCTAGGACATGAGATCTGATCTCCATCAACTCATCATGACATCCTTGATTATGAGCACATGCTCTGAGTTTATGATCAGGTTTGAGTACTGACTCTTGGAATAGGGACAGTGCTCTATCATACTTGATCTCTGGTGTTTCTTTTCCAATCATACTTTTGCTTTTTCAATTAGATACTTTTCTTTTGCTCCTGCTTTTTCAGCAGCATACAGTGCGAAGGACTTAGTAGCAATCATTCCCATAATATGTTTGATGTTGTTACTGTCATTCTCATCAAGTGGTCCTGCCAGTCCAACCATAGCACCCATAACAATGCCTAGTTCGCAAAGAACAACAATAAAGATTAACTTTAATGCCCACTGTCCTGTGTTAAAGAACTTCTTGATTTGTTGTTTTGCAAAGTTAGTCATGATTCTGCTACTACTTTCTTCTTACCTATGTTGTACTTGGATTCAAGCACCCAGTCTGCCTTGTCTTTGTAAGATAGTACCTTGATCTGATTCAATGGTGCTACCTCTGTTAATTCTTCTGCTTGGAAATTTACTAATCCCCAATCAAATAGTAACTTAGCAATTCTGTTACGTCTCTCAACATCATTCTTAGTGATGTTTGCTGGTTTACCATCTAACGCAAACAGTTCTTTAAAGTGTACTATATAATACTTTCCTTTTTTGTGTAATATGTGACAGGATTGATATAATTTGTGGTCCTTTCGGGACGCTACACCGATACGAGTAAGGGTCTCGCGGACTTTTAGGAAGTCATCAGGTTCCTTTAAAGTCACTTCTAGCATCATATCCTGAGACCAAGAGATCTCATCAGTCATTTTTTTCCTCCAACATTTAATTTCAGTTTGATGACTTCAAGTTGACCCTTGCTCAGTAGTTTCAATGCATCTTGTGCC